GAGTCGTGAAGGTCTGCTTTGCCATTTCGTCTCCTTGTTAGTAGGTAAGCGCGTCGGTGTCTAGAAGGCCCTGCGTGGCAGAGTCTAAGATGAAGGCCTGAATGATCGGCTCTGCGGTCAGCAGCGTAGCGCCGAAAGTCGAGCGCGTGATGTCGTATTGCACGCCCTGAACGAACAGCTCGCGAGTGACGGTGGTCGAGCCTGGCATCGCTTTGGTGACGTTGATCAGATCGAACAGTTCGACCTCGAGAGCGGCCAGAATGCGAGCGGTCTCAGCCTCGTCCACTAGGTTCAGACTCAGCGAGTCAATGCGCAGGGTCGTCTCTTTGCGAGCCAACAAGATACTGCGAGCCATGTTCAGCGCTTCGTCGTCTGTCTGGACCAGAATATCGCTGCGGATGCCCGAATGTTGGAAGTAGGTGTCGATCGAAGGCTGATCAAAGACGTTCTGTGCGGTGCCGCCAGATCTTTGAACCGTGACGTCGTTGACTAGCAGCGTGTCGTCGAAAGCGAAGTCGATGCCCTGGAAGGCGATGCCGACGCCTGTATCGCTGTAGATCGTTGCCGTGCCGTCTGCTTTTTGAGCGATCGAGTGGCGATCAAGAAAGACCGCATCTCCCTCGGCGTCCACAAAGAAGGCGCCGAACTCTGACAGCTCGACGGTTTGCAGTGCGTCCAGCGAGGTCCTGCTAGTGCCAGGGTCGGCCTGTAGAGTCGAGATACCAGCATCGACTAATCGAGCCGAGCCTGGGAAAGCGACCAAGTCTAAGATGTCGGTGACGCGGTCGCCCGAGAGCTGACCTGCCGTCGCTCCAGGCACCGTCGTGATGTTGGCGCCTTGTAGAAGTCTGAAAGCATCGACACAAGACAGCGTCACCTTATCGACTCCGTCAACGCCACGCACGAAGCTGGTGTCGTAGCTGGTGATAAAACCGCTGAAAAGGAAATAGCGCACGCTGTTGTAGTCTGCGAATATGCGAATCTTGCGGAGCGGTACCAGCTTGCCGAAGTAGGGCCCTGCAGTGTTGCTCGGGTTGAAATCGCCGTTGTCGTCTCTGATCTCGACGATGGCGGTGCCAGCCTCGAACTTGTTGAGAATGCGGTTGCGACCTCGGCGAATCGAAGCGCGAAGCACCTCGTTAGTCACGATGATCTCGTCGTCACCGTCTGCCAGTTCGCCCGTGCCGAGTTTGCCTTTGATCGGGTCGTCGAGTGTGAAGGCGATAACGACGAAAGAAGGACCGTTGGTGAAGTCGATCGAGACGCCAAGCTGTGGCAAGCCAGGCACTAGATCGAGACCGAGCTCTTAGTGATCGCCAGGCCGCTGTTCTGGCCCTGTAGAATCGCGTTTCTGATCTGCGCGACTAGGTCGCCCTCTGAGATCACAGAGCCTTGAATGTTGATAGTGATGCCGCCGCCGAAGCCGCTGCCCGATAGGGGCACGACTGCTTCTGGTCCAGCTTCGCCGATCATCGCGATCGTCGGACTGGTGACAATGCCGCCCTTGCCGAGTTTCGGTATGCCGCCGTTGCCCGAGGTCATGCCGCTCATGCCGTAGCGACCTCTTATGTAGGTGTCGCCGCTGGCAGCGTCGGCGAACTGCGCGATGATCTTGGCGGCTGCCGCTTCCTCTGCCGCTTTTTTGTCTGCTGCGGCCTGCAAGCCGTTCAGATACTCGGCATAGGCTAGCTCTGTTGGTGTCGCTGGCGGGTTAAACTTTCGGTAAGTGTCGCTGGCGATCGCGTTTTTGTATGCCGTCGCCGCTGCGAGAGCCGCGTTCCAGCCTTTGGCTGCGATGTCGCCTGGGCCAAGCAAAGAAGTGTCCACGGTGATCGGCGTCGCTATGAGTTTAGCGTAGGCCTCGGCGTTGCCGTAGGCAAGAAGCCAGGCGTCTTTGAGGTCCATTGGGCCGTCGAGGTTCGATGTGTTGAACCCGAAGTCCGAGGCGATCTTTTTGATGTAGTCAAGCGCAGCGTCATATGAAAGCCCCCACTTGGTGGCGAGCCCTTCGATCTCGGCTGTGGTCAGCTTGCCATCGTCTGCAGCGGCAAAAACAGCCGAGTAGTCGGTGACGGCTTTGCCAGTGAAGCCCCAAGTCGTCTGCAGGTTGGCGATCTCTTTCGACGAGAGCTTGCCGTCGTTGAGTGCGGCAAAGAAGTCGAGATAAAGGCTTGCCTGTTTTTGTGTGACGCCCCACTCAGTAGCCAGCTTCGCGATCTCTTCTGCGCTGATCACTTGGTCGTTGATAGCGACGATCGTGGCGATGTAGAGGCGAGCGGCAGCTTCTGACATGCTCCACTTGGCAGCCAAGACCGCGACCTCGTCGCTGGTGATCTTAGAGTCTGCCAGTGCTTGCAAGATGTCTGCGTACTTCTGTGCTGCCCCGACGTTGGCCAGCATCTGGTTGTAAGACTCTACCAGTTTCCTGTAGCCCTCGTCTTGTGCAAGGTTGCCCTGCTTGACTAGGTTGATGCGAGCCGCTTCGAGTTGAAGAGGGTCGGTCTCAGTCGTCGGCTTGACACCGAGCTTCTTAAGCGCGGCCAGAGTCGTTTGCGTCTGAACCAGCTTGAGCTGTTCTGCAGTCAGTTTGCCAGTGGCTGTCGCGCCATTCTTTAGGTCGATCTTCATGCCTTTGAGCGATGCTAAAAAGTCTGTGGTCGTCTTGTCTAAGCCGTCGAATGAGAACTCCAGACCGTCGGCAGCCTCGGCCGCTTTGTCCATGACTTTGTTCGCTTTGTTCACAGCGTAGTACAGGCCGCCAACCGTAACAGCGAACGCGGCAATACCAGCGGCGGCTGCTGTCAATGAAAGACCGCCTGTGGCTGCTGCTTGTGCTCCTGTTGCTGCTATCGCTGCAGCTCTGATCGCTTGATACGCTTTGACCAGCGCTTGAATCGCTGTCACGAACGCGATCACCTTGCTTGCTACGAATGTCGCGGTGAAGATGATACCGAGCGCGACAAAGAGGTCCTTGTTTCTGGCAACAAAGTCGAAAGTCTTGTACAGAACCATCGCGAAGCCGAAGATCGCCTTGATCGCTGTCTGGAAAGCCGCGACTAGCTTGTCGCCGTTCTCTTCGATGAACTTCTGAACTGCTGGTATGACCTTCTGGGTCAGCAGCTGGAAAAAGGACTCGATCGTCGGCATCAATGCGATACCGAGTGACTCTTTTGCTTCGTCGAATGCGATGCCGACTCGCTTCATTCGATACTCGAATGTCTCGGCTCTGGTCGAGGCTGCACCACTGAAAGTCTTGGCTGCGGCCTTTAATGCCGCGTCTACGTCCTTGGTCTTGATGGTGGTGGCGTCGATCTGTACGCCCAGGCCACGAAGGGCTTTGAAGTTGCCCTGTGTTGCTTTGATGACTGCGTTGGTAGCGGCGGCCATGTCAACAGAGGCGCCAGCCGAAATGTCCATCGCGATGCCGAGCAGACCTTGGGCGTGGCCGACGTTGCCTGTGATGCCTGCGAGTTTCGCGAAGGCTGGACGAAGCTCGTCGTCTGTGATGCCGAGTGCGCGCTGTGCCGAGTCGATGTACTTCTCTACTGAAGCGATGACCTCGTTATTGGCGCCCGTTGTGTTGCGTAAAGAGTTAGCCAGCAGCGCCTGAGACTTCTCGTCTGAGATCGCGGCTTTGACTGAGTCCACACCGATCTTGACTGCGAAGGCAGCACCAGCAGCGGCAGCGAGGCCGAATGCTTTGGCTGACTTCTTGGCCATGCGGTCAAAGCCCTTGGATAGGCTGAGCAGATCTTTCTTGGCGGCTTTAGTGCCTGCGCCGTTGTACTGCGAGAGGATTCGTGCGACTATCGCGCCAGTGGCCATCGTCTATCCCTTTCGCTTGTTGAGGTTCGTCTGTAGCTCGCGCTTTGCGTCTTCAAGCGCTGCAGCGATTCGAATGCGAATCTCGGGCCCGATCTTGTCCACTGCGCGCCAGATAGCACGAGAGGCCAAGATGCCGCCGTTGAGGTTGTAGGTGAACTGGTTCACGCTTCCAGATCTGCGACCTGCAATTTCAAAGATCGCACCAGAGGCGTCCTCTTGAATGAGTGCGCCTGCGCTGACCGTGTAGTCATCTCGCACCTTGCCAGTCCTGCGCGTCTTTTTGATGCCGTCTCTGGCCTTCTGGCTATCCCACGCTGGCCAGCCTGCGCCACCACGAACCGTCTTAGTCGGGTTCTTGGCAGGCACAGTGCGCCAGCCGCGCATCGGTGGGTCTTTGGGTATGAAGCCCTTTGCAAGGCTCTCTGCCCTAAGCAGTTCCGAGGTGATGACGCGGTTGAAGCTGCGAACCGCGTCCTTGTCGAACTCTTTCAGAGCGTCCAGCGTTTCCTTCATACCTGTCAAGATGATAGGCTGATCAGCCACGCTGCTTACTCCTTTGCTTCATGTAGATGCCGATGGCTTCAAGAATGCCATCTGGTGCGTCTAGCAGATCGACTGGTGATATCCCTGTTTCCACAGAGATAGCCGCTACGGTGTAGGTCAGGCTATCTCTGTGGATTCGAAAGAAGCGTCGCTTACTAGCTCCACCGCCTCGAGGGTATCTAAGAACTCTGGACCAAAGAGCTTCACTACGAGTCCGTTGTTGCGCATTGACTCCCAGGCTAGCCAGTAGATGTGCTCTAGTTTCTGGTCCTCACTGAACAGCTTCGCTAGCCCTTTGCCGAACTTCTGTTCGAAGGCGACGATGGTGCGAGGTCGGAGCTGAAAGAGATGCTCTGCCCCGTCTGTGGTCTTGATCTTGATGCCGAGTCCGTCCATGTTTTTCCCCCTTTGGGATTAGTTGATTACGGTGTTACTGACTTGGTGATAGCGCCCGATATCGGCCAAGTGACCGATGCAGTGGCTAACTCGCCGACAGACCCATTGAGCGGGGTCCACTCGGTGACAAGCGCGGAGCCCGTGTACTTCGGGTTCGTTGCTCCGACGGTTGTGTTGACAGGGCGCACCTCGAAAGCGACTGCTGTACCCAGAAGCGGGTAGATGATCGATTCGATGCTCGAAGCCGCGTAGTCTTGGTGGAGCTCTAGCGTTATCGAGTTGTCCACAAGGCCAGCAACCCTCTTCTTGGCGCTGTCGCCAA